AAATGGGACTCTTGATCCATCCTTAATAGAAGAAGACTGCTTTAGTTTAGTATTAAATGTTAATCCTAAATTACTAATAGTGTAATCAATATCAAACAACCTTGCCTTTGGGCTTCCTGTTTGGCTCCATTCATAAACATGGTGAAGCAGTTGTGGGGTAATGTTTGCGTTTGTATCTACATACTTTGATGCAAGGGCTACAATTTCTGGACCAAGATTTGAATATAGTCCTTTCTTTCCCAATTGCAAGCCTTCTAGAAATCCATAGGAGTATTCAATTATATTATTTAAATCTTTCATAAACATCTTATCGTTAAAAGTTACTCTCATACATCTACCGCCTGATTTTCTGAGCGACGGATTACTAACTTGTAGTACTCTACGTTACCAAAAGGACCAGCAAAAGGATCCTGAGTTGCTATTTCAAAAATAGTAGACTTTCCTGCTCGTGGACCAGAAGTTTCTGTATAAATCTCATTGCAATTTTTATCTTTAATGTTAGTTATAATTACATTTGTTATAGAGTTGCTTCCTTCTAGGCTAGAAATTCTTATGTCTGTCTTTGTTCTTCCTAAAAGAATTTTGTCTTGTGTAATGTTTATATTTGGAGACATCTCTTCTTTAAATGCCGTTCCTGCTGATGCAAAAGAACAAGCAATTGTTCTATCCAGTATCCATGTTTTTTTAACATCTCCATATGCTCCTTGTTCAACAAGTGGATGATATACGTCTGCTTGCATAGGAAAGACAAAATCTGTTTGTTCGCATATCATTAAATTATCCCTGGCTTGACAATATTTTTAACATATTTTTCAAGTATCTTATCTACTAAGAAGTTTCCTGTTCCGCTAAGCATTGCTTTATCAAACTGAATTCTAAACTGATCTGTGTTGTATGCTGTAATGTATCTCTTGTAATAATCAAGTTTCCCACACTTAAGATCTTCTATTAAAAGTTTTGCTGCGTACTCAATATCCGCAGGAACTGTTAGGTATCCATAATCAACAATAAATGTGTAATCGTATCCTGAAGGGAATCCTACTCCATCATATCCATAGTAAGCAAGATCTCCAATTGCTATTGGAAGATTTTGGGCTGTTGACTCATACCTATTTACTACACCATCACGTATTTTTTGTATAGCGGTTTTATCTGATGTTATAGAATATTGGTGCTCATTTAATTCTGGAGTTGATCTATCATAAACTAATTGGTTATTCTCGTAAACCTTAAATACTCTATAAACCTTTTCCCATAAAGAAAAGTAATCTGATCCGTTACCAGTTCCAATAACTGTAATCTTTTTATTATAAAATCCTTCTGGAACAAATGTATCAATCATTGATCTTGCTACTAATTCTAAGGTTGTGTATTCAGCAATTTCAGATGCTGTTGTGCCTAATGTGTTTGGGTCTACGTATGGTCTTATTAACTCATAAAACTCTTCGTAGATTTCTATTTCTGTCCCGTTAATAATTTTAAAAAGTTCTACTCTGTAATTATTATCGTATCTTCCAGGAAGAGAAATCTCTAAGTCATCTCCTGTAGATGAATCTAAAAATTCTATATCTTGTACTGAAAGGTCCGCCATATCCGTAACTCTTGCATAAATGTCTACATTGATATACCCTGCTGGTACAACAAAGTTAACTGCAATTGTTTCGTATGGCGGAACTCTCAATATTTCCATATTTACTTACCAAATTCCTTGGCAACTTCTTCTGGTGTGGCAACTCTGATGTGTGAGCGTGTAAGCCACTTGTCTGCTGCATCTTTTTCAACGATGTTATAGCCACGATATACCTTACCTACCTCTGACCATGTAACATTCTTGGTTGAATAAAGGGCAACCGTTTCCTTCTTTTCAGTAGGCAACTTCTTGCTAGGCTTTCTTGATTCTTTTGGCGCTGTTGTTGCTCCAATGACACCATCTGCAACTGATCCAAGAGCCTGAACTTCTTCAGGTGCCTCGTATGCAGGGGCTTCAATAGTATCTACTTCTGGTGCTTCTTCTACAACTGGAGTTTCCTCAATAGGTTCTGCAACTGGCTCTGTAACAACTGGTGCTTCAAAAACTGGTGCTTCAAACACTGACTCTTCTTCAATTGGATTATTATTCATGTATTCCATAATTCCTCCTTGTTAGTATTATATCATTATAAGTAATAAAGGGGAGTAAGAGCGTTAACTCCTACTCCCCCTAATTTTTTACTGTTTACAGATTATGCAACGTCTGCTGCTGCATCTGCGTATGCGATAGCATCCTGCTCTTCCCATTGAAGTCCAAAGCGTACGAAGACTGTATATTCTACAGTGTCCTTCTTAGGCTTGTATTCACGGTTAACAGTGATATCACGCTGGAATCCCCATACACGGTTCTGTGGGAATGTCAAGTCGACATATCCTGCAGGGTAGTAAGGAACTTCTTGTACGTCAACTCCGAGGACACGTGTTGTACGTGCTCCACCGAATGTCTGTGCTCCACCATCAAGATATGCTTGACGGTTTGTTGGAGTACCACCAGCCTGAGAAGCAAATGCTTCTGCTACTGCGTCTGCTAGAGTACCGTTATTCTTAACGATTCCCTGGAATGCATCTGTACCAGCATAGAACTTCAAGTTAGACTTGATAGCACGATACTTGCGTGGCATTGCTGTGATGATTTGCTGCATTACATCAGTTGTCCAGGCGTCATTAGCGACTGTAACTACTGCTTCGTGTGCATCTCCATCAGTCTTGACACGATTTACGAAACCTTCCATGATTGAAAGGAATGAGTCTGATCCTGCACCTGTTCCGTTGATTGCAAGGTCTTCGATATCATTACCGAAAGCATTTGTCATCAAACGAACAATGTGATCTTCTAGTTGTGCACCTTCGATGTTATCTTCTAGTGCTTCAGTTGCTACTTCCCAGTCAAGACGAATCTTCTTTGTAGTCAATTCAACCTTTGAGAATGTTGCACCTGCGTTTGTGTAGTCGCCAACTGCTTGCGCTGCTGCACGAATTACACGCTCTCCGACGTTTACCTTTTCGAGTTCCATTGTATTGGCTCTCATAGTAACACGACGGCCATCTTGGGCGAGAGTGGTTGCATCCCACACGTAGTCGATAAAACGACGTGCTTGCTCTGGGCGTAGGATACCTGATCCAGCCTCACCTGAAGGGTTAACTGCATTTGGTCCAGTGTTAACTCCTGATAGTGCTGTTGGGATATTACCCAAGACACCACCATCGGTGTAATTACCTGGTGTGTTTGAACCTGCATCTGATCCAGATGCGAACGCTCCCTGACCCTGATAGAGTCCTGGTGCTGTTCCGCCTAGGTTACCTGAAGTACCTGGCTGGTTCTTTTCTATATTTTGTTCCGACATATTGTCACCTCCTGTGATTTTTTCTAAATGAATAGATCGGCTGTTTTGAGGAAACTACCGCCCCATAGGGATTTTTCAACCGTTACAGGTTGATTCTGTACTATCTCGCCGAGATCGCCAGACTTTCGGAAAGCAGTGTCTTGCTCTACAAGTTCCACACGCTTACCAAATTCATTGAATGTATTTGCTGCTGTTGCAATATCTTTTGCAACTGCCTCAAATGATGTTTTTGCTGTTTCAACATCAACCTTTGTAGACTTAAGCATTTCTACTTCTGCCTGCAAAGACTTTACTGTTGAAACTAGATCGCTAAAGGCTTTTTCAAGACCATCATTAGTTTCTGTAACTGCTTCTGTAACTGGTACTTCTGCAACTACTTCATCTGACTTAGGAGCCATTGGCTTCTTGTCTTCTGCTTCTTCCTCTTTTGCATCAGCCTTTGAATCGCATTCGCATGCATCCAAAGCCTTTCCGCAGTCTGCACATGGTGCAGCCTTTGTAACTTCCTGAGTATTAGCATCTGCCTCTGGAGCGACCTCTGACTTTGTTACTTCTACTGGTGCTTCTGTTTCAATAACTTCCGCAACGATTTCTGTATTTTCTGTCATAGGTTGTACCTCCTTGTTAATCTTAGAAGTATTAATGCCTTTAGCACTATCAACTAAGAATTTCATCATGTTTATTTTTTCGCTATCCGTTTTTTCAACAAAACCTATGTTCTTCATTTCTGTTCCAGTCACTGGGCTCATGACAGTTTCTTCTTCTGACAACAAAACAATGCCAGATTCTTTATCATAAAAAACATTTTCTAAAACTGTTTCATCGCCCTTAACAACATCTAGTCCATCAACTTTTTCAACTGACATTATGTTTGCAAACTGATTTGCTGGGGAATCTACAAGACTCAACTCAACTAAATCGTATTCTTTAATAACTCTAATTGGCTTATCTGCTTTCTCATCATAAGCATCGTCCCATTTATTCATACGCCCACCAATAGAAAAACCAGTTAGTGTTCCATCTAGAACTTTTTCCCAAGTGTCCTGTGCACCCTTTGAAACATATGCGGATACAAAAACTCCACTATAAAACTTTTTTGATTCTGGATCAAAATACTTATCTTCTTTAAATGATACCATCTTGCCTACTGCTACTGGTTGATGCATTTCTCTAATGTTCCCACGAAATTTTGCAAATGCATCCATTGATGCTTCTGCTGTTACGATGTCATCTTGCTTGTCAAGGTTATCCAAAGATGCAAAACCAGAAACGATACGTCGCTCTTTGTCTACTTTTGCAAATGGTAGGGATAGGCGAACACTGTCGCCCTTAGTATCCCAATGGGCTTTAGATATATTCATGGTTATTATATTATATACCCTTTTTTATTAAAGTATCACTATTCGGACATTTAGAAAATGTCGTCAAATTTTCTGCCTTCACCCTTTGGATTACGACCACTTACTGTGGCTGGCCCATCGGACTGATTGTTAGTTCTTTCTGTGTCCCTTGCTCTGTCTGAATTGTCGCTTGAGACTTGTTCTGGCTTAAGTTGAAGTGGCTCGTTGCCACCCTCAATCTGTGGAAGGCCAAGAAGTTCTCTTCCTTCGTTTGGAAGCATTACCTGAGTCTTGACAAGTCGTTCAATAATCTGTGATTGTGCAATCTCGTCTGTTAGAGTAAGTTCATTAAACTTAAACTCAAGAATATCTGTTTTTTCTTTTACAATTTTGTTGATCATCTTCTCAAGGTTTCTCTGTGCTGGTCTTGCAACCTGCTCTTTAAATGTACGGTCTTGAGATAGAGCAGCAGCAATTGCTGAAGAATCAGAACCGCCAATTTTAGAAAGTGGAACTTGGTGAGCAACAAGAATGTCATCTCTGTTTTGCTTTCTGTATTCTTTAAATGATGCTTCTTGAATTCCATTTTCTACAGGATCCATTTTAAACTCTACCTTGTTAGTGTCGGAGTCTCCTGGCAATGGGATGTAAAGAGTTCTATGGTTCTGACCCTTTAGCCCTGTTTGCAAGAACCTAAACATCTTATCTTCTGCCTCAGCAGATAACTTTGCGCCCTTAAGAGTTACAACATATCTTGGAGTTGCTTTGTTCTGGAAGTAGTCAATGTTGTACTGTGATGCAAGTTGATCTCCGTGCAGTGATCCAATTGCAGACATAATATCTGGTACCCCGTAAAAAGTGTTTAGTGGTGAATATTCTTTAAAATGAATAATCTCGTTTGGTCTTGGATCTGTTCCAAGTGGATTTGGGTTTGTTGCTCCAAAGTTGCGGAAGTAAACTACTTTGTTTGCAATGACCTGAACAAATCCATCACGCAG